CCTGCGTTGGGAAATGTACTAAGCGGTGTAACTTCACCAGCTGAAGCTATTGCTGCTATAGGTAAATCCGATGTAAGTGGTGAAGACAAAATAAAATTACAACAGCTTATATTTGAACAACAAAATAAAGAAATGGAAGCTGTTACATCAAGGTGGAAAGCCGACTCAATGTCAGATTCATGGCTTTCTAAAAACGTACGCCCATTAGTATTAGTGTGGTGTATTGTTATATTTTCTATTGCTGGCTTATTAGACAGTGTAGATTCAATACCATTTCACATAGGCGTAACTTGGAACGATACTTTTGAAAAAGTAATGATGTCCGTTGTTTTAGCCTACTTCGGTGGACGCACAACTGAAAAAGCTACAAGTTTATTTAAAAAGTAAAGAAAACCTGTAACTATATTAATACATTAATAACCAATTAAATTAAATTAAAATGAGTGAAGTAAAATCAATTTCCAAAGACCAATTAGAAAAGATTCAAGGTTTTCAAAAAGAGTTAAACAAACTTTTAAATGAAACAGGTTTCTTAGAAGCCCAAAAAACCGCAGTATTATCTAAGTTCCATGAAGTTAACAAACAAACTGAAGACTTTAAGAAAGAACTAGAAGAAGAATACGGTTCGATTAATATAAATCTTGAAGACGGTTCTTACACTCCTATCGAAAAAGAAGAAGAAGTTAAGGAGTAATGTCATCTGTTATTAGAAAAATTAGTATCGGTGCTGATTACAAAACCGATGCAATGCATTATTCTCTAGCTCAATCTGTATACGGAGGTCACACTATATCTCATATACTTTTTGACACAGAAGATAATTCTTATAACATTTACATTAAAAAAAACAACGAGATATTGCCGTGGAAGAAATTTAATTCTAACATGGCTATATCCGTTGAGTATGATTTAGAGTATTAATGAAAAGCGTTTTTGATTTTATCGTTGAACCTTACGGTCAGCGATATAATAATGAAGTTAAGGTAGGTGACAAAAGCCTTATAATCAATACTCAAATAGAAACTTTTAAAGCTGTAAACAATATAGCTAAAGTAATAGAAGTACCTTTATCATATAAAACACCTGTTAAAAAAGGTGATTTAATAATGATTCATCATAATGTATTTAGAAGATGGTATAATGTAAGAGGTGAAGAAAAAAATAGTAAGTCGTATTTTAAAGACGGTTTATATTTTGTACAACAAGATCAAGTTTATTTATATAAATCTAAAGACAAATGGAAGTCTTTTGGTGATAGATGTTTTGTTGCACCGCTTAAAGACAGTGTTGAAATACATAACGTTTTAGAGCAAAACCTTATTGGTGTATTAAAATATGGTAATAGTGCGTTAGAAGCGCTAGAAATCAACGAGGGAGACCTTATAGGTTACAAACCTTTTGGTGAATATGAATTTTTAGTTGATGGCCAGCGTTTGTATTGTATGAAATCAAATGATATTATAATAAAACATGAACGTCAAGGAAACGAAGAAGAATATAATCCAAGCTGGGCACAGAGCGGTTGAAGAACTTATTAAAGTTGCAAAAGAAGCTATTGTTGATTCTGATGATGATATATCAGCTGATAGATTAAAAAATGCAGCTGCTACAAAAAAGCTAGCTATATTTGATGCTTTTGAAATACTTAATCGTATTAAAGAAGAAGAAGATATGTTAAACGACAAACCAAAAGAAGAAAAGAAAAAAGAAGCTTTTGGCGGTTTTGCAGAAAGAAGATCTAAATAATGTACGAGCAAACTTTATATAAAGTAATTGACCATATAAAACCTCATGTAATAAAAAGATTAAATAAATCTAAAAAATGGGAGTATGGATATAATAAAGAATATGATGTTGTTGTTATATCTAAAACTGGTCAAATAGGTGATGTTTATGAAATACAAAATTTAAAAATAGCGTTACCAAAAGAAAAAAATGTTAATAAAGATTACGACAAGTGGCAAGTGCACGAGTATCCTAAGGCATTAAAAAAGATTAAAACAATATTTGACTGGAAACAATATCCAGATGATTTTAAAGAAAAATGGTATGCGTATATTGATAGAGAATTTGCTAAGCGTCACGAAGGCTATTGGTTCACTAATAAAGGTAAAGTTACTTATATTACTGGTACTCATTACATGTACCTGCAGTGGTCCAAGATTGATGTTGGGCAAGCAGATTTTAGGGAAGCAAACAGATTATTCTTTATATTCTGGGAAGCTTGTAAAGCAGATAAACGTTGCTACGGAATGTGCTACCTCAAAAACAGACGGTCTGGTTTTTCATTCATGGCATCAGGCGAAACTGTCAACCTTGCCACTATCTCTAGTGATGCTAGATACGGTGTCTTATCAAAGTCAGGGGCTGATGCGAAGAAAATGTTTACCGATAAAATCGTACCAATTTCCGTCAACTATCCATTTTTCTTCAAACCGATTCAAGATGGTATGGATCGACCCAAAACAGAACTTGCATACAGAGTTCCAGCTAGTAGATTTACAAGACGTAAACTAGATAGCAACGAACAACTTGAAGAATTAGAAGGATTAGATACAACTATTGACTGGAAAAACACTGGAGACAACAGTTATGATGGTGAAAAGTTAAAACTACTTGTGCACGATGAATCTGGTAAGTGGGAAAAACCTGACAATATATTAAATAACTGGAGGGTTACAAAAACTTGTTTACGATTAGGTTCTAGAATTATAGGTAAGTGTATGATGGGATCAACGTCAAATGCTTTAGATAAAGGAGGTAGAAATTATAAAAAATTATATGATGACTCAGACGTTACCAGAAGAAACCGCAATGGGCAGACTAGCTCGGGATTATATAGCTTGTTCATACCTATGGAGTGGAATTACGAAGGATACATCGATTCTTATGGCTTACCTGTCTTTGAGACACCGCAAAAACCTAAAAAAGGGCCAGATGGGTTCCCCATTGAAATCGGTGTTATCGAACACTGGGAAAATGAAGTAGATGGCCTTAAGAATGATCCTGATGCACTTAATGAACTATATAGACAGTTTCCACGTACTGAAAAACATGCGTTTAGAGATGAAACTAAACAATCTTTGTTTAATTTAACAAAAATATACGAACAAATAGATTATAATGAAGATTTAAAACACTCTACTATTATAACACAGGGTAATTTTCAGTGGGTAGATGGGATTAAAGATACAAGCGTTATGTTTGTTCCAAGTAAACAAGGTAGATTTTTTGTTTCATGGGTTCCTAACGAAAGCCAACAAAATAAAATTATTATCAAAAATGGTGTAAAATACCCTGCAAATGAACATATGGGCGCTTTTGGTTGTGACTCATATGATATATCAGGAACAGTAGATGGTAGAGGATCTAAAGGATCACTTCATGGGTTAACAAAGTTTACAATGGACGATTGTCCACCTAATTTATTCTTTTTAGAATATATATCAAGACCACAAACCGCAGAAATATTTTTTGAAGATGTTCTTATGGCTTGTGTTTTTTATGGGATGCCACTTCTTGCTGAAAATAATAAACCAAGGTTGTTATATCATTTTAAAAGAAGAGGTTATAGAGGTTACTCTATGAACAGGCCTGATAAAACAATGTATAAATTATCTGTTGCTGAAAAAGAAATAGGTGGTATACCTAATTCAAGTGAAGATGTTAAGCAAGCTCACGCAGCTGCTATTGAAGCTTATATAGAAATGTTTGTTGGTTATAACAATGAGCAATATGGGACAATGTACTTTCAAAGAACATTAGAAGATTGGGCGGCGTTTGATATAAACAATAGAACAAAACACGATGCATCTATAAGCTCTGGTTTAGCTATCATGGCTTGTAATAAAAACAAATATAGACCCATACCTGAAACTGTAAGACAACCTGTTAATTTAAGTTTTGCAAAATATAATAACAAAGGTAGAGAATCAAAAATAATTAATTAGATGAAATTAAACACTGGTGTTAATAGTGCGTTTCCTGATCAGATGGTATCTGAAGAGGAAAAGAGAAGTTTAGAATATGGGTTATTGGTAGGACAAGCTATTGAGTATGAATGGTTTAGAGGTGGTAGAGTTAATGGTAGTAGATGGAATACAGGTTACCAAAATTTTCATAATCTTAGATTATATGCTAGAGGAGAGCAAAACGTACAAAAATATAAAGATGAATTATCTATAAATGGTGATTTATCTTATTTAAATTTAGATTGGAAACCAGTTCCTATTATACCTAAATTTGTAGATATAGTAGTAAATGGTATTGCATCTAAAAATTATGATATAAAAGCTTTTTCACAAGATCCTTTTGCTTTAAAACAAAGAACTCAATATGCAACTAACATAGTTAGAGATATGTACTCTCAAGATTTGTTAGAAACAGCAAAGCAAAATACTGGTCAAGACTTTTCACAATCAAATATTCCAGCCGTAGATCTTCCAAGAACTAAAGAAGAATTAGAATTGCATATGCAATTAAGCTATAAACAAAGTATAGAAATAGCTGAAGAAGAAGTTATAAACAATGTTTTAGCTAATAATAAATATCATTTAACTAAAAAAAGAGTTATTGAAGATATTACAACAATAGGTATAGGATCTGTAAAAACAAATTTTACTAAATCTAATGGTGTTTTAGTAGAGTATGTTGATCCTGCTAATTTAGTATATTCTTATACTAATGATCCTAATTTTGAAGACATATATTATGTAGGTGAAATAAAGTCAATGACTTTAGCTGAAATTAAAAAAAGGTTTCCATATTTAACTGATCAAGAGTTAGAAAAAATGGTTAAATATCCAGGTAGAGATGGTTATATAGCTAATCCTAATTATGACAACGATTTAGTTCAAATATTATTTTTTGAATACAAAACGTTTATTGATCAAGTTTTTAAAATAAAACAAACTGATACTGGTTTAGAAAAAACTTTAGAAAAACCAGATACTTTTAATCCTCCACCTAGCGATAACTTTAATAGAGTATCAAGATCTATAGAGGTTTTATTTAGTGGCGCTAAAGTAATGGGTGTACCTCAAATGTTAGAGTGGAAATTAGCTGAAAATATGACAAGACCAGTTTCTGACACAACAAAAGTTAACATGAACTATACTATGTGTGCGCCTAATTTATATCAAGGCCGTATAGAGTCTCTTGTTAGTAGAATAACTGGTTTTGCCGATATGATACAATTAACATCGTTAAAATTACAACAAGTAATTCAACGTATGGTTCCAGATGGGGTTTTTGTAGACGTAGATGGTTTAGCAGAAGTTGATTTAGGTAATGGTACCAATTATAATCCACAGGAAGCATTAAATATGTATTTCCAGACTGGTAGTATAGTTGGTAGAAGCTTAACACAAGATGGTGATCCTAATAGAGGTAAAGTACCAATACAAGAATTACAAACCTCAAGTGCTAACGGCAAAATACAATCATTAATT